TCGCCGCCGCCGTCTACCTGTTCGCCGGCGACCGGATCGGCCATCTCGTCGCGGCCTTCGCCGAGAAGGCCCCGACCATCGAACGGCGTCACCTGGTCGGGGCGGCGCTGCTCGCCGCCGCCGCCGTGATGTGGGCCCGGTCCGAGCCGCAGTCGCCGACGCCCGCCCCCGGCCCGGCCCCGGATCCGGCGATCAACCTCCGCGGGATGTTCGTCGGCCCCGACGCGGCGGCCGACGCCGCGGCCGTGTCGGCCCACTTCGCGGAGCTGGCCGACGAGCTCGAGCACGACGGCCAGCAGGCCGAGCCGCTGATCCGGACCGGCGTGGCGTGGGACGAGCTGCGGACCCGGGCCAAGGCCCTCCGCTGGAAGGGCGTCTCGCTCGGCGAGAAACACCCCCGGGCCCGCGAGGCGATCCGCGAGTACCTCGACCGGACCGCCGGCACGAGCGGGGCCCCGCTGTCGCCGGCCCAGCGGTCGACCTGGGTCGCCGCCTACCGCGAGATCGCGAGGGCCGCCGATGTCTCGCGCTGACGCCCGCCACCTTCGCCTCCTGGCCTTCGTCCTGCTCCTGGGCGTGGCCGCCGCGTACCTCGTGGGCGGCCTGCGGGCCCGGCCTGCCGGCGGCTGGTTCGGCCTCGACGGCGAGGCGGACTACGGCTACCGGCCGGACCCCGAAGGCGTGGCCGCGTTCCTCCGCGAGCTGCCCGAGCCGATGTTCCGCGACGCCGGAGCCGAGACGCTCCGCGAGGCCAAGGGCGTCGACACGTTTCTGTACCGCTCCGCCTACAAGGCCCACCAGGCCCTCTACGCGAAGCCCTGGGTGGTCGAGCGGCAAGGCATCGGGGACTGTGTCTCCTGGGGCTGGGCTCATGGGATCTGGATCGCCCAGTGTGTCGACTGGGAGACCGGCCGGCTGGCGAACCCGCCGCCGTTCCCGGCCACCGAGGCGATCTACGGCGGCTCGCGCGTCGAGGCCCGCGGCAAGCCGGGCGACGGCAACAGGGTGACGGCGGCAGGCTCGACGCGCTCGCGAAGAAGCACCCGGCCCAGCACGTCGCCATGGTCAAGACGTTCGCCGAGGCGGCCGCGGCGATCGAGGCCGGGTTCCCGATCCCGGTCTGCTCGCTCGTCGGCTTCGAGTCCGTCCGGGACCAGCACGCCTACGCGAAGGCCTCGGGCCAGTGGGCTCACTGTATGGCCTTCGTGGCGGTCCGCTACGCCAAGAACGGCTCGCCCGAGGATGCCCTGCTCTGCCTCAACTCCTGGGGGCCGCGGTGGATCTCCGGGCCGAAGTGGCCGGCCGACATGCCAGAGGGCTCGTTCTGGGTTCGCCGGGCCACCGTCGAGCGAATGCTCGCGAACCAGCCCGACTCCTTCGCCGTCGGCTCCGTGGCCGGCTTCGGCTGGCGCGATCTCTCGAACGACGTTCTGACCCCGCCCCCGCCCGACCAGGCCAACGCGGCCCCGGCCCTCGGCCTTGCCCTTTGAGGATCCCATGCAGATCAACCGCTCGACCATGCTCGTCCTGGTGATCGTCTTCGCCGCCGGCTGGTGGACCAGTTCGCGGCCCGCCCCGACGCCGACGCCGCCCGACCGGCCCTTCCTCCGCTGGATCGCCAAGGCCGCGAAGAACCTCCTGTGGATCGCCATTGTCGCCGAGCCGCCGCCGGCCGAGCCGACGACCCGCGTCGTCCATGCTCGCGTCGACCGCGACGGGTTCCGGATTCTGGAAAACGGAAACACGCTATGACGCTCTGGCGCTGGCTGATCGCGTTGGTCTCGGCCGCCCGGGCGTCGATGCTCGTCGAGGCCCCGGCACCACCGGCGCCGGGCCCGACGCCGGTCGCCTGCGACTGCGGGCAGACATGCGTCCGCGGAGTGTGGAAGCCCGACGGCCGCGTCGAGCAGATCTGCCGCTGCCAGTGTGACCGTTGCAAGCGGTCGCGGGTGACGGGCCGAGTGCCCGAGGCGTGCCCGGACGGCCGCTGCCCGACACGCTGAGAAAACGTCCTACCGTAGAACGCGGCCAACTTCGCCGGTCGCGTGGTCGCTCTTATCGTGCGGGCGTCTTTCGGACTCCGTACACCCACACGCAAGGACGCGACCCATGCCTTCCGCCAAGCAGCTCCGCCTTCAGGACGAGGCCGCCAGCATCGCCACCGAGATCGAGACCCTCCGTGCCATGCCGGCCGCCGACGACGCCGAGAAGGCGAAGATCGAGGAGCGTCTCAACGAGCGCGCCGCCCGCGCCGTCGAGGTCGCGAACGAGGCCGCCGCGGAGAAGGCCCTCGACGACAAGGTCGCGGCCCTCCGCCAGGTGACCGCCACCAGCGACAGCGACAGCCGCAAGACGGCCGAGAAGGCCGAGTCGCGGCGTGGCCCGGCGATCCACATCGCCGGCAAGTCGCTCCGCGGCTTCGGCACGACCGAGGCGGCGGAGAAGGCCGGCCGGTTCCTGCGGGCCCTCGCCCGCGGCGACATGGCCGAGGCCCGGGCGATGGGCGAGACCAGCCCGACCTATGACGGCCAGGGCGCCGAGCTCGTGTCGCCGGAGCTGTTCAGGGGCTATATCGACGTTCTCGGCTACCAGTCGGTCGGCCTCCAGCTCGCCCAGGTCTACACGACCTCCAGCCACACGCTGGAGATCCCGAAGATCGGCGAGATCGCGGCCGAGTGGTTCGACGAGCACGAGGCCGTGACCGAGGACGAAGCCACCACCGACAAGGTGACGATCGCCCTCCACAAGGCCGGCCGGATCCTGTCCTTCTCGAACGAGCTCATCCAGGACTCGGCCGCGGTGGTCAACCTGGCCCAGCTCGCCGCCAACCGGTTCGGTCTGGCGATCGCGAAGAAGGTCGACGAGGTCTGGCTCCAGGGCGATGTCGGCAAGGGCATCGACGGCCTGGTCGACGAGGTCTCGGGCGCGAACGAGGTCGAGGCCGGCACCGACTACGACGGTGCGGACCTGGCCTCGGTGGTCGGCAAGATCGACAGCCGGGCCATGAACACGGCCTGGGTCGTGTCGTCCGCCGGCTGGGAGCACCTGATGAAGTCGAGCGTCGTCTCCCAGTCGACGACCATCGGCGAGCGGGTCCTCCCGACCGTCATGGGCGCCCCGGTCTACAAGTGCCTCGGCCTGCCGGCCGGGACGCTGGCCCTCTACGGCGACTTCGCCATGGCGACCGCGGTGGCGGTGAAGGCGAACGGCCTGGTGATCTCGGCCTCCGAGCACGCCGGGTTCTCGACCGACGCCGTGAAGTTCCGCGGCCTCCAGCGGTTCGGCCTGGTCAACCACGACGCCTCGTTCGTGGCGAAGCTGGTCGAGGCGGGTAGCTGATCTCTCGCGACGCCCCCACGCAGAACGCCCGGCGGGGGCATGGATGCCTCCGCCGGGCCGTTGCGTTTCAGGAGGACCCTGTGGCCGACCTACACCCGATCCGCCTCGTGAAGGCCTACCGCGGCTACAAGGCCGGCGTCGTGATCCAGGCCACCTCTGGACTCGCGGAGCGGCTGGTCGAGGATGGCCTCGCGGTTCGCGAGACCCAGCGGCCGCTGCTCGATCAGGCCGGCGACCGGCGGATGGAGCGGGCCGTGGCGGCCCCGGCGGTCGAGACCAGGAGCGCCAGACATGCCCACTAAGGTCCGCCTGCCGGGATCGACGAGCCGCGTGATTCGCCTCAACAGCAGCTCGGGCCCCCGGGAGGTGATCGTCACCTTCGCCACCGGCGAGGATCTCCCGGCCGGCGACCTCTACGCCACGGCCACGAGCCGCGACGACGAGATCCTGCTCGAAGTGTTCGACGCCACGGGGAGCGACGGCGTTGTGACCGTGGTCGCCACGGTCGACCCGGCCGACCTCGAGGAGTTCGGCCGCCGCGTCTGGACCGTCGAGGTCGGCACACTCGACGGCGGCTCCGGGTCCGGCAGCGAAGACGACACGGCCTACGTCATGTTCGCGGGGAGCGTGGTCTTCGACCAGGTGACCCCGAAGGTGATCGCGTCGACCACCATCCAGGAGGCCGCCTCGTGAGCAAGCCCGACACCGTCCGCGTGATCTCCCAGCCCGAGGCCGAGCCGGTGACGCTCTCCGAGGCGAAGCTCCAGCTCGCGATCAACGAGGCGTTCACAGAGTTCGACACGCTGATCGCCGACAAGATCGCCGCCGGTCGCCGCTACATCGAGAAGCGGCTCGGCCAGACGCTGGTCGCCACCGAGTACCGCGCGACCTGGGCCGAGGTCCCCGCGGGCCGCGTTCTCCATCTGCCGAATCCGCCGCTCCTGACCGGCTCGGTCTACGACCTGGTCGCGACCGTGGGCGGGGAGGAGGTCGACGCCGGGGACCTCGAGGTCGACGAGGACGCCATGCCGGCGAAGGTGACAATCCCGGCGAACGTCTCCGGAAAGGTCGTCGTGACCTACTGGGGCGGCGTCGAGCCGGGCGACCCGATCGAGCCGAACGTAAAGGCGGCCCTCCTGATGTTCGTCGAGCACACGTTCAAGAATCGCGGGATCGTCGCGGAGGATGGCTCGGTCGAACTGCCGCAGGCGTTCGACGCCCTCCTCGCCTCCTCTAGCCATTCGGGGGCCTGGTGATGGGCGTCGTCGCCTCGGGCCGGATGCGGGAGCTGTTCGCGGTCGAGTCTCCAACGGAGACGCGAAACGCCGTGGGCGAGCTCGTCCAGGAGTGGACGGAGGTCGGCCGGACGTTCGGCTCCTACGACGCCCTGTCCTACAACGAGCAGGCCCGCCGCGGGCAGGTGGGCGGCACGACCTCGGCCACCGTCATGATCCGCTACTACCCGGGCCTCCAGGCGAATTGGCGGCTGCGGTGGATCTCGCGGGACGACCGCCTGCTCTACATCTCGGGCGTGATCGAGCAGGGATTCCGCGAGGCGATGGAGTTGTCCGTGGAGGAGCAGGCAGCATGATCTCGTTATCGTGGAACTCCAACTTTGAGCCGAACTCCTACGACGCCGACCGGCACATCCAGGGGCTTATGAAAGCCTTCAAGGCGATGCCGCGGCACATTGCAAAGAAGCACATCAAGGCCTCGATGCGGCGGACACTGAAGCCCGGCGTGCCGATCTTGCGGAGCGTGACGCCACCGGTCGGCACCCGGCGAGGCCGCCGCAGGAAGGGCGAGAAGGCGAGGTCGACCGGCGAACTGCGCCGGAGCGTGACCGTCAAGGTCGGCCAGACGGGAAACAACAAAGACTTCGGCGCCTTTGTCTGGGGAGTGCTCGGGTATCGGTTCAAGGGCCAGGACAGAAAGGCGATCTGGCTCAACTACGGGACCAGGAACGGCGTGCGCGCCTACGACATGATCGGCCAGGCGATGGCACGACTCGGGCCCATAAGCGCCCAGAAGCTCGCGACCGAACTGGCGGCGGCGATCGAAAAGGCCGCGGCCGAGATCGCCGCCGGCAAGAACCAGGGATACAAGGGCTAACCCATGCCAGGCTCCGGCGACGCTCTGATCCAGACCTGGCTCCGGGAGACCCTGGAGTCGGCCACCGGCTGCGACGCCTGGCCGCTCCTGGGCCCGGCCGGCGACCCGCCCTACCTCATGTTCTCCCAGGCCGGCCAGGCCGACGAGGACACGCTGGAGGCCGACTCCGAGACGCTGACGACCGGGACGTTCACCGTCGAGGTCTACGGG